GGCTCGGCTATCGAGAACTCTTGGTCATATCTGCTGTTAGATTGGCATTGTTCGTTGTTGCACTCGAACTCATATATAGGCATTAACGGACTTTCCCAATCTTGGCAATAGCTTCAACGTTTTCATAACCAATAGCCCACAGCATTGAGCCCATCATAAGTGAAATAGGCTTACCTTCAGGGCTTACAAACTTAAAGTTAGAAGGCAGTAAGGTAAAATGAGCATCTGTATTCATTAGATCATTAAACCAGCGAGACTTGGCCATAGGTAGCAAAGCCACGCCATTGCCATGAGCTAACCATTTATCTATCCAAGGGGAAGGCTTGCTATATGGTGGATTCATCCACACCCGACCAAACCAAGGACTTAATAGACCATCTTCTTCTTGACAGTAGCTCTTTAGAGCGGGGACTAGACCCGTACCACCTTTGGGTGAACATACATCTAAATCGAATGTAAGTCCTAGACTATCGAACACGCTTTTAGGCGTGTACCACTCATCACTCATTGCATAACCTGCATGGTACATCGACCAACTTCCATGATCCGCATTGTGCGCATCTCTCAGGCTCAAGTTTATCAGAATCGGTCTGAATATCCCCGTAACCTGCTTTCAGCAATAGATTAACCAAGTCAGAGAACCGCATGAATGCAAGATACTGTGAGGCATCTTCTCCTTGTCCATTCATACGGCAACACACAATCGGCAGTTCATCGGGAACTGACGCACGCTTCTCGACTTGCTTAATCCATGCCAGAGGTGAGAACTCAGAACGAGCTTTTATTTCAATGTCGAACGGGACATTGTGAACGTCCTTGCCCGCACCTCTACCGACGCTTGCGCTTCTCCACCAAGTTTGTAAATAGGAGACAACTACCCTCTCAGTACGAAAGCCTCGGCTTTTCCGCGAATTAGTCATAGCGATTAGGTCTATGCCTTTCCAGCAGAATTTATAGTGCCACAATCGGCACAAGTCCATTCGTGTTTAAGATATCTGTGACGAATCTGCTCACGATTCGGGAACTTATTGCATAACTGACAGATCAACTGATAACCGAGTTCTTCTAGCAGCTTTGCGTTTTCTCTTAGATTGGCTTGCTGTTCTTCGTTAGGAAATTGCTCCCATTCACCATCTTGGTTCAAGAATGTAACGTAACCCATCAGCTAGCCCTCTTTCCCCATGTGCCATCAGGCTTTACCTCGTACCAGATAGGCTCGCACTTATCATCTGCGCCCTTTTCTGATCCGCTGGTTGCTTGATTAGGGCAACGCCAATGACCCCACGGCTTATTGCCAGCTTTGCTGACCCCATGCTTCCAGATTCGAGCCCCATGAATACAGGACTCGTCGGGTGCTGTTCCACCCAACAATGATTTCACCGTCTCGACGGCTGTCTCTAAAGTCTGAACTGGTGCTGCTTCCCATTGTGTCCACGGATCATCTGCCTTTGCTACTGGTACATATTCCTTTGAAGTGTCTGCCATCTTAGCCTTTACCTGCTCGATGTTAGCCTTTACCTCAGTTGCCTTAGCAACCTTGGTCATTTCTTCACGCGAAGCGCGCTTGCCCTTGGTTGCATAGCCTGCATTGGCTAGTGATCTGCCGAGGCTACTGGTCTCACAGTTTTCTAGTGCTGAGGTGCTGTTCACGCCACGACCTTGCACAGTTTCTTCTGCTAGTCCTGTAGCCCATGGTTGAACGTCAGCTGAGTCTCTGTAAATAGCACTCCAGACAATGTACTGAGTAGGAGTATTGACAATCAGCTTTGTTTCAATGCGACCTTCTGGGTGGTCTTTCCAGAACTTAGCAAGGCGTTCTTCTACTGTCTCGTAATCATCTAGATTAAACATATAATTCATTCTCCTCTATATGGAGCTGACCGGATATTGCGAAGTACGAACAGCCATCGATGAAATTGTCTGGCTTTGGAGATTCCATGCTTCTTGCGATTTTGACCAATGCCAGACACATCGCCACTTGATAATCTGTAACTGGCATTTCGAGGTATGCGCTCCAGAGTGAGGCTGTGCGCTGCATATTGTCCGATGGGTGACCGTAATCAAGTCCTCGGTCTTGGATTGTAGCTCGCGCTTCGTTGAGAAAGTCTCTAGCATTCATTGACCCACCTGCTGTAGCTGCTTCTCGTAGTACTTGCGTACTGCCTTACGTCCTGCGACATATCCGTTTGCATAGCCAGAGCGATTGCCTAGCCAGAACGCAAAGCAGATAAGTCCGAAGACTATGATCTGTCCTACTGTCATGATTGAGCCCTTCTGTTGTTGGTAAGACCAACTTTAGGGCATGCGGGCGAAACAACCACCATTCTTTGATAACGAAACGATAACGATTTCGTCCACAGTTTCGTCTCCGAAGTCTGGTCTAGCGAACCCTTCCATAGACCTTGCCTTGAACAATGAACGTGCCGTTCTTCTCAATGTGGATAATGTCCACCTGCACGTTAGATCCCTTGACATACATGATGGCAAAAGCCTGTTGCCAATTAGCCGTTCCCTTGGTGTATGAGGCTTGCTTAAAGTCCATGAGGTTTCCTACCTCAACTCCGTGTAGAACACGCCCTAAACGCCCTCCAGAGGCTTCTGAGAAGGCACTACGCCCTGCTCTGTGAGTATGTCCTGAGATAACGTTCTTGCCATGCCTACGGGCTGCCTCAAGGGCTGAGAGCCCGCCTAGGTTCTTGATGGGCGTATGGTCGCCATGGACTGCAATCCAGTTAGGCGCGATAGCCATAGGGTTCTTGTGAAAGGTAATGCCAAGCTCGTCGAACTTCATAAACTTCTCAAAGCGCAGTTCTGGCAAGGACAAGAAACTAGGAATCTTCTTCATGATTACGTTATATAGGCGGTCTGTGTGGTTAGACCTGATGCAGTCAGTAACGCCTAACTCCCATAGGAGATCAACGCAGCGGTCTCGGTCATCGCCAAGGCTCTGCTCATAGGCTTGAGGTGTGCCTTCTGACCACTTGCTAATAGTCTGGAAGTCAATCTCGTCACCAATGGTAACTGTCTGGTCTGGCTTAAAGGTCTTAAGAAATCGTGCTATGTTCTGAGTTACATGCACGTCCTCGAAAGGAACTTGCAGGTCGCTCAGGATTACGATCTTCTTCATCTAGTCCTCGTCGTCGTCCTCATAGGGGATATTGTCGATGCGATTAGGCAGGTTAGGAATTATCCAGTCAGGGAATGTCTCGCGGTCAGCAAGAATCCAGAAGGCGTGAGTCTCTGTGAATCCTGCTTTGCGTAGTGACTTGTAGTATTCATTCAGCGCAATGCAGTAAGCATCAAGAGCTGAATAAGTATCTAAGTCTATGACTGGTCGCTTTCTTGCCATGACTTTATTATCGATCTAAGAGTATGTTGTAAATCTCATCGACACGCGAATTAAGTCGCTTAATTTCAGACAGTAAATGAGTAATGACGTACCCCGCCAAGCCCCCGATAATGCCAAGGCTTGCAAAGTAAAGGGTAAAGAAACTTTCCTGCGTCACTCTTTATGATCCACAGCATCGACGGCAGCTTCTACCGCATCAGCAACAATGTCACCAACTGCCTTCTTGGCGCGATAAGCCTTGAGAGCTGCGCGGATTGCTGGAATACAGGCAATGCCTACTCCTGCGATTATGAGTTCTTTCATTACTTGCCTCCTAGCATTGGGATATTAAAGAACGAGCCATCTGTATCGCCCGCTTTGGTAAAGCTGACATGGCAATGATGATTGTGCTTATTAATCCCATCGTAAGGACGCCAAGCCCAAGCCTTCTTAGACGATGCGATTCGACCATTGAAGATGACATAAGAGATTCTCTTATCGCCACGTTTAGCGCAGAGTCGAATCTGATCTGCAAGGTCAGGCATGAGGTCGGGCTCTTTTGCTCCAGATAGATTCCTTGAAATATCAATCGCTCGGACGACACCATTTGCGTCAGGGTTGTGATCAGAAGTACGAGATGAGTGACGTGCGTCGCCGAGCCAGCCGTCGCTGGAACGCTGGCGGTTACTGAAGGCATCGTCTACCTGCAATCGCAACTGTTGCCCTGCTTTGCCCATAGATTCAATATCAATATCTTCGATATCCTCGTAGACAAACTTAGCCATCTTGTCCAATTTCCAGCCATTCATCGTATAAATGGCCTTCATCAAGTCATTATTGAGGACTTCTGCAATCTCGCGCAAACGATAATCAATGGCAATAGCTAGAACTGAAGACTTGGACTCTGCTAGGCTGAAAGAGTCTGTACCGTCCGCACCCAATTTAAGAATGTCGCAAGACAGTGCAGCTAGGATATCACCTTGAAGGCGCTTAATAACTGCTTCCACATCATACTTGGCAGAACCTTTGGATTCCATCAACTCATAGGAAAAAAGCTGGTTGCCTTGATCGTCGTACATATTT